TTCTCTGAGTTAGGTATGGATATGACAGATGATCAGAGAGAAAAAGCACAGGAAGTAATTATCCCAGTAGTACTTGTTTCTAACATAGTATCTGCGGTAATTGGAATGAGGAGGTAACATGAAAATAATTAAGAAGGTTGTAAAGGGATTTTTTACATGGCTTAAGGATGCTGGTGTAGAAATAATTGCTCAGGCATTTACTCTCCTTGGATTCTTTATCGCTTGGTTAACCCTAACAGGATCAGCAAGAGATATTGTTGGTCTTGCAGTATTAATTACAACAGTGGTCTGGTTAATATCAATACCGCTTAGAAAGGAGGACTAACATGGCAACTAAAAAAATAGTAGAGGCTCCTAAGAAAGAGCATCCACAGAAAGCATTAACAAATGTGTTGATGAGAATTGTAGCAGTGTTTGCAGCGTCTGGTCTATCGGTACTTGGTGCTGGAGCAGTGGTTGGAATTGACACAATTCAGGCAGTAATGCTTGCTGGTTTGCTTGGTGTTGCTTCTGTTGTTGAAAGGCTTGCAAGGGCTTTTTTGGACGATGGAAAACTCACAATATCAGAAATAAATGAAGCGTTCAAAACGGTAGATAAAAAGGCTAATTAGTCATTTTTGAGCCTGCTTGACGGCCCCTTCAGGTGATGGTATACTTAACTATACCTATCTGAAGGGGCTTTTCGCATGACCTGTATTGCTGTATTAAAACACGAAGGTAAAGTTTACATGGCTGGAGATCGTGGTGCATCTGATGATGGAACTATTCTATCTCTTGAGGCTCCAAAGGTTTGGAAGATAGGGCCATATCTTATTGGATATGCTGGAGGTTTAGACGGAGAAAGAATTCGTTATAATTTTAAACCAACTGCTCCTAACATTAAAGATACAGATAAGTTTATGCAGACTAAGTTTATTAAAGAACTAAGAGAATTCTATAATGAGTTCTGGGTAGATACCACAAAAGATGGTGATCTTGGTTTGATTATCTCAGTTCGTGGAGAAATATATGAACACAGTGCAGTAGATATGTCTTTATCTAAATATTCTACTCCATATATAGCAATGGGGTCTGGAGCAGAATATGCGTATGGGGTTTTGTATGCTACAGATAAACAAAAAAATGCTAGAAATAGAGTTATTCAAGCCGTAAATGCAGCAATTAAATTTAGCCCATCCTGCATGGGGCCAGTTGATGTTGTCACAGCATAAAACTTGACAATTAAAGCACACAGGGGTATACTTATAATATGATAGAAGATGAAGATCTAGACGAGTTCGGTATCTGGCTTTCAAATGGTATTGAGCGAGGATGGATAACAGAGCCATTCTGTAACACTCATGATGGAGATCCCTACATGAGTGAAGAAGAGCAGGAAGAATGGGAAGCAGGGGGCGACCCATGCCAATTAGTTGTAAGAATAAAAGAATAAATTAACTAACAAACAAAGGATAAAAATGAAAAAGACACTACTAGCAATACTATCAGCACTACTTGTAATCACTACAATTCAGCCAGTTCAAGCAAATGACCAAAAGGTTTTGGCAATTCTTGATACTGCCATTAACTCTAATAACTTCCCTCAAATCATTCATGAGGTTTGCTTTACAACGGTAAAGTCAAGTGATCCATCTAAAAACATGTCATGTCCAAATGGTGAATTGTTTATGGAGGGCAAAGGCGCAGCATCTGCCCCATGGCACACATCAATTAACAATGGCATTTATCACGGAGATGCAATGGTTAAGTCTGCTCTGACAGTAGACTCAAACATAAAGATTATTTTTATTAGAATTGCTAATGTAACAAGCATTGGTGCTTCATCAGTTCCAGCAGATGGAAGAACAATTTTGTCTGCGATGAATTGGGTGTCTAACAATGCATCAAAGTATAGCATTGATGCTGTATCAATTAGCCAGTCTGGAGTATCCACTGATCTTAAGACAGGAACTAAGTCATTTCATTCACAGTGTGGGAATGCAGAATTTGCCAATGCTGCTTCACAATTATCTTCAGTTTCAGTTCCTGTATTTGCAGCAACTGGAAATGATGGATTGAGTCACCTTGTTGGTTTTCCAGCATGCGTACCTGGCGTTAATGGTGTCGGTGCTTTGGCCAACACAGTCTCAGGACCATTTGCTAGTGCAACACAACTTGAAAAAGCAACAAACAGAGGTCCTGGCCTAGACATGGTTGCTCCAGGAAAAGTAAAAATTACAAAGTATAACGGATCATCTTTTGATACTGCTGGAACTTCTGTAGCAACTGCTGTGTTTGCAGCAACATATGTAAATAGAAATACATATAAAACTTTTGGGGATTACTTATTGTCTTTGCCAAAAATTTTAATTAATAGTATTTCTTACATTCGTAATTAATTAACAGTCCTGGGTATGACTAAAAACTGCCCACATTGCCCTATAACTCAGATGGTAGAGTGCCGAACTGTTAATTCGGATGTCCCTGGATCGAGACCAGGTGGGGCAGCGTGATATAATTAAGTGTCATATCAATAAGGAGGAATATTATGGCAGTTAAAGGTAGTTTAGAGGCAATCATTGAGGTTGCAAAAAAGGAAGTTGGAACCATCGAAGGTCCAAAAGATAACGAAACAAAATATGGCAAGTGGACAGGTGCAAACTTTTTGCCATGGTGTCAATCATTTGTTTCTTGGTGTGCATTTACTGCAGGACTAGATCCAAAGAAATATCCAAAGACTGCAGCAACTGTTGCAGCGTCTGATTGGTTTAAGAAGAATGATCGTTGGGCAGATGCTCGTAATGACGATCCAACTCCAGGTGATTGGATTTATTTTGATTTCCCAGAAGATGGAGTAAATCGTATTTCGCATGTTGGTCTTTGTATTAAGAATAATGGTGATGGAACTATTCAAGTCATCGAAGGTAATACCTCTGGAACTGCAAAGGGAGACCAGCGCAATGGTGGAATGTGTGTAGAGAAGACTCGTGCATATGTTAAGAACAACAAGAAGAAGTTGGTTAATGCTGTTGTTGGATGGGGAAGACCAGTATACGCTGGAGAAGAAAGCCTTCCGCTATTGAGTAAGGTTGGTTCATCTGATACTGCAACATCTGCAGAGCCTGCTGCAAAGAAAAAGAAGAAGAAGGCTGCTGGTGGCGGTGGAGGAAAGGCACAGGTAGCGCTATAATGGAATCAAAAAAGAAGTCTTTGTTGAAGACTATTAGTTGGCCATTTGTACATTTTACTTTTGTTTCTGGAATAATTTATTTTGTACTTAAATATTATACTGGAGAAGCAGAGTGGGAATATGTTGGTCTTTATGGACTATCATATCTAACACTAGAAATGACATTCTTTTATTTACATGAAAGAGTATGGGCCAAGTTTGGCAGAAAGGTTAGATAATGCGTATTAAAATTATTAAGTTTGTAGTTAAACTACTTGGCTATGAGTGGTCTGGAGATGAACTTAAACTTCCTGTTTGGCAAGTAAAGGCAAAGACAAAGAAAAAGTAATGCCATCATATGAATATGACTGTGTGTCTTGTGCAATAAGATATACAAAGACTAGATCTATGTCTGACGCAGATCCAGGGTATAAATGTGAAACTTGCAATAATACCCTGGTTCGTGTATACTCTAATATAGGAGTCACATTTCATGGCTCTGGATTCTATAAAACCGACAATAGGAAGGTATAATATGTTTAGTATGCTAAAGAATGCAGAGGAAAAAAAGTCTGAATGGCAGTTGTCGCCCCTAGACAGATGCGATAGATGCAGTGCTGAGGCTCTTGTCAAAGTTAATGGCCTAAGTGGAGACTTGTTTTTTTGTGGACACCATTATAATAAAATTATGGACAATGCTGTAGGCTATGACAAAATGATGAAGTTTGCTATATCCATAGTCGATGAGCGAGAAAAATTAAATTAAAAAATGAGACTTCATTACATGTTGAGAGATCAACATTGCAACATGGAAGAGTTAAGGACCTTGTCTTCTGAACTAGAAGACTGTGGCTATCATTCAGTATTGCTAACATTCCATTCACAACAAGCAGATTATTTTGTAAAATCTGCTGCTGCCTTAACTCCTGGCCATAAATTAAAATATATGATTGCTTTAAGGCCTTATCATGTAAGTCCACAATATTGTGCAATGATGACTATAGCATATAATGAGATAGATAAGGACAGACTTGTTTTTAATTGGGTTGCTGGAGATTTTCACAATAGACAAGACGAACCACATCTTGAGTTTGATGTTTTTGCAAAATCAGAACTAATTGACACTATAGAAAAAAGAACCACCTTTTTGAGAGATTTTGTAAAAATGTATAAACTGTATTGCCCTGTTTATGCAAGACCTGGAATGGTTTTTAGTGGTTTTTCTGATTATACTCTAGATACTGTAAGAATGTTTAATGGAACATCTTTGTGTATGTTAGACACATACAGAGAGAATATAGAAAAGTTTCATGACATAGAAAATAAAATGGTTAGTGTTAGTGTTAGCATTTTAAAATCAAATAATGATATTAAAGAATATACAGAACTTGCCAACCTAAATAACCCAAGACTAATGAGCCATTCTATAGTTGGAGATTATGAAACTGTAAAAAAACAAATCCTTGAATTAGAAAATGAAAAAATAACAGATCTGCTTATTGTTACTACAGTGGCGCATCTAGATAAAGAATGGAATAAAGAAAATTATAAAATTGTAAGCAAACTTGTTAAAGAAATTAATAGTGAAGTCAGATAGTATGATAACAAAAAACCACTATAAAAAAGTTTTGTTTGTCCATATTCCAAAAACTGCTGGATCTTCTATATCAAAAATACTTGATGATAATAATTTAGACAATTGGAATAGAGCATGGCCAAGACACCATGATCCCTATTCATATTTAAAGGAGGCAAATGTTATAGATAGTTCTGTATTTTCTTTTGCCGTTGTAAGAAACCCATACACTAGAACATATAGTTGCTATAAGCAATATAACAAAACAAATAAAACAGATATACCTTTTATTGAATATCTAGAAAATATAAAACAAAACAAGATATCTCCTATAAGTCCTTTGCTACATCTGCCCCAATCTTTTTATGTGATGGACGGATATCAAGTTCAGGTTGACAAAATATATAAATTTGAAAACTTAGAGGAACTTGAAAACGATTTTGGGTGGACTCTTGGCTTTTACAATGTAGGAAATTATGTGGTAGAATCGTATATAGAAGACTACACAGAAGAGGCAATACATATGACACAACATTTTTACGATTCTGATTTTATAAATTTTGGCTACTCAAAAGATTTTAGCAAAACCTTGGAGTCAAAATGAGAAAAACGCTAGAAGATTTTAATTTTAAAAAGTATCAAAGTTATGGCATTGATGAAATAAAAAAGTATATCGATAGTTTTTCTGACGAGTGGTTTATAAATACATCAAGACAAGACAATTATTATGTGCATAAAGATACAAATTCATATTTTGTATACACTGCTAATCTTCAGTGGAAGGAAGGAACCAGTTTTGTTGTTGATCAAACATCAAACAATACTGGCCTGTTAGAACTTCTTGAACCAATAATTTCAGACTTAGAAAGACTTCATAATGGAACTAGAGGCATGGTTCTTTTAATCAAACTAAAGGCAGGACAAAGCATTGCTCCTCATCATGACTCAGGAGATTATCTAATGATATCAAGAAGGCATCATATACCAATAGTTACAACCGAAGATGTGTTTTTTGGTGTTGGCTCCGATACTGTCAACATGCAGGCTGGAGAGTGCTGGGAGATAAATAATTCAAGAATTCACTTTGTAAATAACACTAGCAAGATAGATAGAGTTCATTTACTCATTGATATAATGCCAAACGAAGAGATTGGAACAAAATGATTATACAAATTATAGGTTTGCCTGGATCTGGCAAGACTGCACTAGCGACGGCACTTAAAGAAAGAATTAACGCTATACATCTTAATGCTGACGAAGTAAGATCTACAGTTAATTCTGATCTTGGATTTACCGCCGAAGATAGGATTGAGCAGGCTCGTCGCATGGGAGAGATGGCAAGACTAATTGCAAATCAGGGTGTTGCTCCTGTCATTGTTGACTTTGTTTGTCCTACTAAAGAAACCAGAGAAGCATTTGGCCCAGCAAATATTGTTGTTTGGGTAGACAGAATTAAGCAGGGTAGATTTGAAGATACAAATAAAATGTGGCAAGATCCAGAAAGATTTGATATTAGAATTTTAGACGGATACACATTGGACCAAGAGGTAGATACTGTCATACAGGTAGGTGCATTGTTTGATTGGTCTGCTCCGACCACCTTGCAGTTGGGGAGATATCAGCCTTGGCATGAAGGACATCAGGCTCTTAAAGAAGAGGCTCACAAAAGAACTAAACAGGTGTTGGTAGGTGTTCGCAATACATATAAGACATCAGAAAAGGATCCATTGAAATATGATGAGGTTGCAACATATATTCACCAAGATAATCCATTTAAGGATACATTAGTATTACGACTGCCAAATATTACCAATATTGTCTATGGTCGTGATGTTGGATACAAGATTGAACAAGTAGATTTGGGGGCAGACATTCATGCTATATCGGCTACGCAAAAGCGTAAAGAAATGGGCATCTAAGATATTAGATAAAATAGGCAATGATAAAATGGAGTGGCCTTCGTGAAAGTAACTAGGACCAGATCGTTTGTCAAGGCACTAAGTTATCGCATATGGGGAACTCTTTCTTCATTTGTTGTCGCCTATGTGATTACAAAAAATGCTACAATATCAGGAGCAATCGCTTTTTGGGAAACGGTAGTTAAAGTATTTATTTACTACGCCCATGAGCGTGGTTGGAACTATATACAATGGGGGAGAAAGCCATGACCAAAAAGGTGGTCGTTGTTGGTGGCGGTACTGCAGGGTGGCTGACTGCTCTTAAGGCTAAAAGATCATACCCAGAATTAGATGTAACTGTTATAGAATCAACTGACATAGGAATTCTAGGAGCAGGGGAAGGGTCTACCCCCTACCTGCCAGATTTTTTTGATCATTTAGGTATTCCTCTATCAGATTTAATAAAAAATTGTGATGCAACAATTAAGAATGGAATCAAGTTTACAAATTGGAATAATGATGGAGAATTTTATTATCACGGCTTTTCTACAACAGACAAATCTCTTGGTTTTGATGCTGTATTTGATAAATATATTTCTAATACTCCGTTAATTTTAGCAAGCATTGCATTAAATAATAGTGTAAAGCAGATTGACTTTACCGAAAAAGTTTCAGAAGCAAAGAAAGTTCCATTCATTTTAGACAGTAATAAAAAAAGTTTGGGGTTTGTTCCTGACAAAGATCCTATACTTAATTATAAAAAAGTAGGAAATATATCTATACATTTTAATGCTACAAAATTAGCAAATAGATTAAAAGAGATAGGTCTAGAAAGGGGCATTAATTTAATAGACGGAACAATAAAAAATGTTTCACTAGACGAAAACAATTATATAAACGGATTAATGTTAAGCGATAACAATACAGTGCAGTGTGATTTTGTTTTTGATTGTAGTGGTTTCCATAGATTAATAATTGGAAAAGTATATGATGCCAAGTGGAAGAGTTATAAAGAATTTTTGCCAGTCGATTCTGCTGTTCCATTTTTTATTGAAATGACTGACAAAATTCCATCTTACACTGAAGCAATTGCTATGAAGTATGGATGGATGTGGAAAATACCATTGCAGACACGCTTTGGATGCGGATATGTATATGACTCGTCTTTAATATCTGAGCAAGAAGCGGTGCAGGAAATAGAAGAGTTTTTGGGGTATGAGCCAACATATCCTAGAAAAGATAAGGGTGGTTTCAAATTTAATGCTGGATGTTATGAAGAGCCATGGATAAATAATTGCGTAGCGGTTGGTTTGGCAGCAAACTTTGTTGAGCCACTAGAGGCAACATCAATTTGGGTAAGCATTGTAGAGTTAACTCAGATATTTGATAACCCATTGTGGATCTTTGCAAACTCTAAAGAAATAAGAGAAGAGTTTAACAATAACATAGTTAATATGAACAACAATATTTCTGAGTTTATATATTTTCATTACATGACTTTAAGAAAAGATACTGAGTTTTGGAAAAAGTTTTCATATGAAAATGCTCCAAAAAGCCTAAAACAAAAAATTGATGTATGGAAGCATAGACTTCCGAATAAGTTTGACTCTGGAGAGCACTGGTCATCAAATAGTTGGACATTCGTTGGGTCTGCACATGAGACAATCAACAAGGGCATGGCCAATGTTTATTTAGAAAATTCTGCAGATTATAAAAAAGGTATAGAAATGTTTGACTATTATAAGAAATATCAAGACTATAAGGTGTCTGAATGTGTTGACCATAGAGAATTTTTGGAGGGGCTAAAGTGAAATTTAGAACAGAATGGATAAATGCACTAAAGACAATGTTCCATAAAGAATACTGGAACAAGCCCAATACCGTTGAATTTTTTGCATTTATGACAAAAATATGTATTATATTTCCAGGCCTTTTATTTGGCAGGCAGTGGTGGTGGCTTTATATTTTTGCATTAGCATCAAGTCTTGCACTGATCTGGTCTTCAACAGTAAAAACCCTGCCCACTATCATATGGTTTAACATCCTATGGACAATCCTTGCTACAAGTGCTATAATTAAGTATTGGGTATAAGGAGGCCTTATGTATACATATTATGTTAGAAAAGTAGAGAGCGTAGTAGATGGGGACACCATTGACGTTCTAATTGATTTGGGGTTTGACATCCTTTTTGCATCTCGTGTAAGGCTTGCTGGTATTGATACCCCTGAGTCTCGCACCAAAGATCTTAAAGAAAAGGCTTTGGGCTTAGAGTCTAAAGAATATCTAAAAAAGTTTTTAAAAGATGCAAAGTCTGTTGTAATTAAAACAGAGAAGATGGACTCATCAGAAAAGTATGGTCGCATTCTTGGCTGGCTATATGTTGATGGAGACACAGTTTCGGTTAATGATCATATGATTAATGATGGTTATGCGTGGGGTTATCTTGGAGATACCAAGGTAAAAGATTTTGATGCCTTGGCAAAGGCTAGAAAGAAGTCTGGAAAGTGAATCAGTCAAACGAAATATTTAATAAGTTAGTTTTAACTGGTGGTTTACGGCTTGTAGGGAAAGATCCAGAAACAGGAGAAAATATGTATGTTAAAACAGAAATGTTAAAAGATATAGATCCTAAACTTGACCTAGCCCTCGGAAGATATTTTTCAGAAATGGCAATGACTTTGTGGGAAAAGGGTTTTATAGACATGGATGTTACAGACGCTAATCCAATTGTAAAACTTAATGAAAAGTCTTTAGATCCTGAACAAATAAAATCACTAGATGTAAATGAAAGGTCAGCCTTAAAACAGTTGATGAAACTTCTTTTTGATAAAAAGTGATAAAATAAGTTTAGGGGGCATCAATGAACGATATTTTTGGAGCAATCCTATTAACGGTAGCAATGCTGTTGTCTATTTCTTTTTATGTTTTTAAAATGCGTAAGCCAAGTAAAAACATACAGATTGTCAGCCAGGCTAGACTTCATCACAGATATTCTGGGTCAAAAAAATATAAAAGAAAACTAAAGCCAAAAACTCAGTCTAGTAGGCATCAAGATGAATCAACAACCAAGGTAATAGTGGTAGACGATGTTGCGTATTGGATCAAAAATAATACATTCTATAAGGCCCCGCTAATAAATGAAAAAATTGACAAAGATTCTGCAGAAAAAGTTGACACAACCAATATGGATAAGGTACAATTAGATAAGATGTTGTTCATAGTGGACAAACTAACAGAAGGGACAAGTGATGATAGTAGGGGTTCAGGGAACGCCTAATTTCAATAACTATAATATTTTCCTTAGAGCAATGGCTGTTGCTTTGTCTGAATTAAAAAATGAAGAAAAAGAATTTTACTTGTACTCTGTTGGTCCAGGAAACATCAACGATATGGCGATGGAGTTTGTAAATCTTTCTGAAAGGGGTATGAAGTCTAGAGGAAAGTCTATCAAACTGTTTAGGGTTACCCCTCAATGGCTTGAAGAAAATATTGATAGTTTCGATCACTTTGCTTTTGTTGCAAACCCAAAAGAAAGAGTGTCGAATCTAGTTAGTTTGTCAAAGTCAAAAAATATTAATACAAATGTATACAACTTTTAAGGAGTATAAAATGAAAACAATAGATTCTCTTGAACAAATGGAGACAATTGTTTCCAAGAACAAAAACTTGTCTTGGGATGGTTGGAATGTTGTTGAAATGTCAAGGTCGGATAAGGCAATGACATCAAAGTACGGAGCACTTAAAAATGGTGCCTGGTACCTAAAAAAGATTTTTGTCGTATCTAGAAACGGATGGGAAATACCTGACAAGTATGTAGCATAATTATGAATAGGTATGAATGGAAAGATAATGCTGCATGCCTAGATTATGATACCAATGTTTTTTTTGATAAATACGAAGAAGATGAATTACTAAGGCCTGCTGTAGACTTACTATGTTCTCAATGTCCAGTAAGAAAAGAGTGCTTTTCTGTAGGTATTTCTGGCAAAGAGTGGGGCGTTTGGGGCGGGGTATACTTAGAAAATGGAGAGATATCAAAAGAGTTCTCTAATCATAAAACAAAGGCTGATTGGGGTGTAACATGGCAGTCTCTAACAATGGATTAGTATATACAGATGCGATGAGAAGAGCATTCAGGTCTCTTGATCATTTAGCACCAAAAGGGTTTTCTTTACAAATAGTTGAGCATCAAGAAGGTTTCTTGACTGTTCGTGCTTCCGAAAAATCTTTTATGCTTTTGAGTCATGATGATAAGATTCGTGCTGCAAATTATATGATTAAAACAAAGAAGGCTCTTGAACAAAATGGAGCAATTGTTCAATTGGTTAGAGAGGGAGGGAAAGAATTATGATAGAAATTTTTACTATTGTAGGGCTGTCTATTACATCACTACTGTTTGTTTATTTGTATGTTGTGCAAAAAAGAATAAACATTTCCATTCTTGCAAATACTTTAAAAACTTTATTAGAGCAAGAAATTCAACACAAAGAAAATAAAACAGACAAAGAAAAAGCCAACGAAGATTTTTTAAAATTTGTTTCAGATTCTCGTGATTTGGCATATGAATATATAGAGTCTGTTCAGGCTGGACTACAAAAGTTTATTGATGAAGTAGAGCCACAGATTGACTATTACGATAGGTATGGGTCCGCTATCGAGGGCATGGTTTCTCCGCATGATTTTGCTTTAAAAAAAATATCTTCAGAATTTAAAGAATTAAAAAAATTGCTTCCAGAGGATTATGGTAAAATTATATGATGAAGTTTTATTATTTTGGCGGAGTGATGGGGCATTCAGAAAATTTAAAGTCTCCGTCAACCTTAAACAAACATCATTTTTCTGGCGTAATGTTTACACATGATATTCCAGAAGGAGATATGTTTGTAAAAACAGCAAAAGATATAAAGCCAGGGGAGAACATAAAGTATTTGGTAGCAATTCGTCCATATACAATATCTCCTCAATATCTTTCTATGATAAATAGATCTATGGATAGAATAGATAGAGGCAGACTTCAAATTAATTTAATCTCTGGATATATAAAAGATCACGAAGATGGCGTTGGTGGTATTGTTGGAGATGTAAATGATAATTCAAGTCCCCTAGATAGATCAAACTACATGATAGAGTTTCTTCGTGTATTAAATGAAATGGATCAAGACAAAGAATCTCCAGGGTATTGGCGTGATCCAAATCATAGAAATAAACTAGATGTTTATGTTTCAACAACCAACAGTTATGTTTTTGAAGCAGTAAAAAAATATGGACACAAAATGATTTTGCCTTATCATATATATGCTCGTGGAGGATGGTCTGATTTTCTAAAAGATCCGTCTATATCAATTCCTCTTGAGTTAGATGGTGTAGAAATAATGATTGCAATTACACCAATTATTAGAAAAACAGAAGAAGAACTTGACGCATTAACAAACCATGTAGTTAGACCAGTTTGGCGAAAGGGAGAACTGCCACAGCCTGTTCTTGATGCTGCATATTTTACTCACGAGCAATTTGATGATCTTGTAAAAACTCTTGAAAGCAGAGGAATAAATCATATGCTTATTAATGCTGTTCCTTCAGAAGAGGTAGATGTAATAGTTCCATTTATAAAGCAGTATGTTGAGTCACGGCAATGACAGAGTTTAAGTCGTATGATCAAATATTTTTAGATCCAGTTGGATGCTGCAATGTGGTAAATTGCAGTGAAGATGGAGAAAAATTGTTTAGTACTGAAACAAGGGTTTTAGATGTTTGTTTAAACCATTATACACAACTACAAAATGCGAGGGAATAAATGAAAGAAATCTTGTTATCATTATCAGTAGGCCTTACTTTAGGCTTAATAATCTTATCAATAAGCGCAATATCCCCAGTTAAAATTCCAATCCCAGCCCCTCCAGTATTCGCTGGTGTTGCTGGTATAATTGGATTATGGCTTGCTCAACCAGTTTGGGTAGCCATAGCAAAGTTCATATCCTAGGAGGAATAAAATGAATGAACAAATTAAGGCAGCACTAGCGTCTTACGGACGATCAGTTCTTGGAGCAGCAACAGCAATGTATGCTTCTGGAGTAACAGATCCACAGACACTAGCATACTCATTGCTTGGTGCACTTGTACCAGTAGTATTGAGAGCAGCAAATCCAAATGACACAGCATTTGGTCGCCTACCATCTGTAGAAGATGTAGACGCTGCAGTTAAGTCTGCAAAGATTGTAAAGAAGCCTGCAAAGAAGGCTCCTGCAAAGAAGAAGTCTGGCGGTGGCGGAAAGCCACAGCAAATGCTTTAATAGTATTTGTTTATAGGACAGGGATGGGTACTTGACATCCCTGTTTTATTATGCTATAATTTAGTTGTGCCTGCCCAAAGGGGGGTACAAATTGAACTCGCTTAACAAGGAGGAAATAATGGTAAGTTCATGGTCATTGGATCTTTTTAAGGATCCATTTTTTATTGGTTTCAACAGAGAGTTGGACCGCTTCTATAATATCCATCGTGAGGCAACTCGTCAATCGTATCCACCATATGATGTGGTGAAGATTGATGAAGATACTTACAAACTATCTTTGGCTATTGCTGGATTCAGCAAAGATGAGGTAGAGGTTTCTGTGGATAATGGAAGTCTTATTGTAAAGGGTGAGAAAGCCGAAGAGGACGCAAATAATGTCCTGCATAAGGGTATCGCAACCAGAAAGTTCACACGCACCTTTGCTCTTGGAGAGTATATGGAGGTAGATCGTGCTGAAATGGCAGACGGTATTCTTAGCGTCTTTGTGGAAAGAAACATCCCCGAAGAAAAGAAGCCCAAAACTATCAAAATCAAGTAAATGATATAATAGATACATAGCGTATGGTATCGCTGCCAACGCCCACCTGAGCATGTGGAGAAACTGCTCCTTTATTGTGCTATAATTGTTTTATGCCGTATCGTATAGGTGCTAAAGGGTCCAATGGTTGTTCTGGATACCCCGCTTTAAAGGACACAGGAGAGGTTATGGGCTGCCATAATACTCGTTCTGAGGCTGCAGCACAGATCTACGCTATAAACCGCTCTGAGGGCAATATAGGCAAGGCAATGGTCAAAGAGGGCGACATGGTCATGGCCCCACACGAAGAAGAAATGTATGTTGGTCGTGTTGTTCATGTTATGAATGAAGGCATGCTTGGAACTCCAGGGTCAGAGTATGCTCTTGAAGCAAGTGCAGAAGATCCTGCCATACTAATACAATTATTTGAAATGGAAGAAGGCGGTCTTGAAGAGACTGAGTATTTTGTAGGTGCAAAAGCATCGGAGGTAATGGCTATGCCATCATTAGAATCAAATGTAGGAATGGATAAAGCATACGAAGGATGTGGATGTCCAATGTGTAAAGAATTAAATGTAACATGTGAACAATGTCCTCAATGTCAATCTGGAGAAATGAAATCAGATTGCTGTGCTAATGTAAACAAACAAGCACCATGTTGGGATGGATATGTTCAGCGTGGCATGAAGCCAGGTGCAAATGGTAAGCCAGTTCCAAACTGTGTTCCTGCTGCAAAGGCTGACGATCTTTGGGAAGATGACGACACAGTTGAGTATGATACAGATGCTGTATCTAAAGCAGAAGGATATTCTCCACCTGCAGGAGCAAGGGCTGCTGCTCGTAAAGCAATTAAATTTAAAGAAGATGGTAAAGCAAAAGGTGCAGGAACTTCTGTTGGCTGGACTCGTGCAGGGCAGTTAGCAAGAGGAGAATCATTATCTCTTAGTACTGTTAAGAGAATGTATTCATACTTCTCACGCCATGAGGTAGACAAGAAGGGTAAGGACTGGGGTAATCAAGCAAACCCATCTAATGGATACATCATGTGGTTAGCATGGGGTGGAGATGCAGGATTTTCTTGGTCAAGAGGAATTGTTAATCGTGAAAAGGATAAGGCATTGTTTGCTGACTTTGGTAAAGATTACACAAGAGTACAAACAGAAAAGCATACACTTTAATGTCAAAAAGAAAATCATCTGGCAAGTACAGATCAAAGCATCCATTTAATCCAGTTCAGATTAAAGACGGAATGATTGTTCGTTTAAGAAAAGACGGTACTGTTAAGGCAGTACTTGGTAAATACGGCGAGTATAACAAGAAAGATAAGTAATGAAGGAATTAATACACTTTACGGCAGATTGGTGTAATCCCTGTAAAAGAATGGCTCCAGTTATAGAGCAATTTTTGCTAGACAATACAGATATACACTATGACAAAATTGATGTAGACACGGATTTTGATAAAGCAGAGGCTTATAATGTTCAAACAATTCCGACGATGATATCAAAAATTGACGGAAAGATTCATGATCGTGTTTCTGGTGCTGTATCTGAGTTTAAACTTAGGTCTATGTTCTCATGAAGTATAACAAAGTTTATTTTTTGCATATACCAAAAACTGGCGGTAGATTTTTAACAAAATATATACTCAGACCAATGGAAGAAACTCTATCTAAGCATGGCATTGAGTACCTTAGAATGCCAGAAGATATGAGACAGCATGGAGGTTGGCCATTTTTTATAGATGATGAAACATATGTTATTTCGGTCTTTAGAGAGCCTTGTGAGTTTTTTGTTAGTGCAGTATGTCATGCTGCTGCAGGTAGGGCAGAACTAATAGACAAAGAAAATTGGCATGTCATAAAAGGGGAAAACCTTATTGTTGAAAAAGAGGAACTTTTTGAAAAGTTAAATACTTGGAATTATATTAAAGATTTTCAGTCTCATAATTTTTCTTTAAGTCCAGATCCAGCAGCAATGTCTGTTATTAAAGAGGCACAATTTTTTCATGATGAAGGAAAAGAATATGATAAAGGTTTGATATATGATAGGATAAAGAGAACTAATCTTTTTATTAGAACCAATGAATTAAAGTCAATGGACTACAGTTTATTAGTTAAAAAAATATCAGATGATTTGGGAATTGAAATAAATATAGATCTATCAGAGATTAACAAAACACATTTTAAAAATGATGCCTCAGAAAAACTATTTAACTCTTTAGATCAAAATGAAAAAAATATGATACTTAAAAACTTTCCTTTAGATAAAGAAATATTTGACAATGATTCTTTGTTTTGGAACCCTAATCGTTAGATAAATATTTTTTTATAAGTTCCATGATTGCAATAGTGTATTTGTCATAGTCTATTTCAATAATAAGGTTGCCATCTATTAATTTATGTACCTTTATCTCTTTACCAATCTCAAATAATATATTTTTGATTTCAGTTTCTAAATTCATTATTCGTTTCCAATAGGATAATTTATTTGTTTTTTTACTTTGTTAAGTGATTCATAATCTGTTGCTCCCCAATATCCAAAATATTTTCCAGATATTATATTTTTAAAATTTAATTTTGAGTTAAAATTTTTTGTAGTTAAATAGTCTATTCCAACTTGATTTGAGTTATATGTTCGCCAGTTATGATCTTTGTCTAATGGCTCACCACTTGATTTGCCAGAATCTTTATCTACAAAAATTTTATTTAAAGTAGCAATGGTTGGATATTTTGGACTAAAAATTTTATACCCTCTGCTCAAAAGTCTAATAGAATAGTTTGTTTGATCACCGTGCCAGTGGTCTTCTGGATCATGCATAACATCTCTGTTTAAATTTGCTTTAGAAAACATAAATGCTGCATGTATACATTTGGATTCTTCATACTCTTTTTTATTCATATATTCACGACCATATACTGTTGGAAAATTTAAAAGATCTTCAATAAAAAAATTACCCTGCTTTCCATCATAAATAAAATCAATTGTGACCATGCCCCTATCTATTAAATTCTTAGCATTTTTTTCTAGATTTAGTGGATCTATTTCAAATATGTCTTGATTGTCGTTAGTTGTAGCATAAACTTTGTTAGGTTCGTCTTCATAATAAGTCCAAAAAAATCCAGTAGTTGCAGACAAAACTAATTTATTTTCATCAATACCATTATCATTTTTAATTTTATTAAAAATAGTTATTAGTTCTGTGTCCCATTTTTTTGGAAAAAATGTATGAGCATCTATTTGAAACATATATTCAAAGTTTTTAAATTGTAGCAGAGAGGCATTCATTCTTGCAAATCCAGTCCCCATGGGTGCTGGGGTCATTAATTCAGCATAGAATATTTGATCGTTATTAGTTAAAAAATTATTATTTAGCAGCGAGTGCTCTTGTTTTAATATATTATTAAATATTCCAAAGTAAATATTTTCTGGATTATCTGCATTTGATAACGCACTACGAACTGTTTGCTCTATAAACCTTTCTTCGCATGCTGCTATAGATATAAAAATTGAGTCCTTAATCATTTGAGCCTCCTGTAGGATTTGAACCTACGACAACCCGCTTACAAGGCGGGTACTCTACCCCTGAGTTAAGGAGGCAATCCATATTATTTTACATCAAACCTATCAAGCATCATAACTTTATTCCATGCCAAAGCAAAATCATTGATAAATTTTTCTTTAGCATCATCAGAGGCATACACTTCTGAAATTGCTCTAAGTTCTGAGTTAGAGGCAAGAATAAGGTCTACACGAGGAACACCTACTGCCTGATCTGCATTGGTATATGAAAGAAGGTTGGCTAGATATGTATTGTCTAGGCTATTATTTTCCAAACTTCTCATTCCAGAAAGAAGAAGGACCATCTCAACTGGTGTTAGTCCAAGCAGGTTGGACTTTTCTACAAGCAAGACTTCTTCTTGAACGACTATTGATGAATCAACATAGTTGCGGAATGCATCAAACATTGGCTCTAAAACTGCAAACGACTCTATGTCTGTTTGCTCTTGAGTAGCATCAGTTCTTCCAATAGTAAATGGAACCTTAACACTTTCTCCAGAAGCCTTTTCAATCGCAGAACATCCAGCCAATACAATCAAGTCGGCAATCGATAGTTTATATTCTCTCTGTAGAGACTCTAGGTATGACAATACATCTGAAATAATTTTATGATTGTTAATCTTCCAATTATTTTGTGGCTGCAGCCTAATGCGAGCACCATTTGCACCACCACGCTTGTCTGTCTTGCGAAATGTGGATGCAGAAGCCCATGCAGTATAAACAAAATGATATGCAGGAATATCAGAAGACTTAATTCTATTCTTCACATCATTAACATCTAAATCTACATGTTCATATTGTGGAACTGGATCTTGCCATATAAGTTGTTGAGAAGGAACTTCCTTACCAAGATATCTAGATATAGGACCCATATCTCTGTGTGTCAACTTAAACCAGGCACGAGCAAATGCATTTGAGAAATAATCAAAATCTTCAAGGAATTTGCGTGAAATCTTTTCATACTCTGGATCAAACTTGAGAGCCAAATCTGCTGTTGTCATTACTGGAGCATGGAACTTACCTTCGATATGTGCATCTGGAACTAAATTAGCAGCAGACTCGTCTGTAGGAATCCATTGTGTTGCACCAGCAGGTGACTTTACCTGCTTCCAATCATACTTAAACAAAATCTTTAAGTAAGAGTTGTCCCACTTGGTTGGCGTAGGAGTCCATGCACCTTCAATACCACTTGTGATGGTATCTTCTGCATTACCCTTGCCAAATGAATTCTTCCAGCCAAGTCCCATATCTTCAATAGGGGCAGCCTCTGGATTAGGACCAACATGCGAAGGATCTCCTGCGCCATGTGCTTTACCAAAAGCGTGACCGCCTGCAATAAGGGCAACGGTTTCTTCATCATTCATGGCCATTCTTGCAAATGTCTCACGAATATCTTTTGCTGAAAGAAGTGGATCTGGATTGCCATTTGGACCTTCAGGATTTACATAAATCAATCCCATTTGTACAGCAGCAAGAGGATTCTCTAACTCACGATCACCGCTATAACGGTTGTCTGCAAGCCATTCTTTTTCGCTGCCCCAGTATGTGTCATCTGCTTCCCAAACATCTTCACGACCTCCACCAAAACCGAAAGTCTTGAAGCCCATATTTTCAAGAGCAACATTACCAGCAAGAATCATTAGGTCAGCCCATGAAATCTTTCTACCATACTTTTGTTTAATTGGCCAAAGAAGTCTACGAGCCTTGTCAAGGTTTCCATTGTCAGGCCATGAGTTCTGTGGAGCAAAACGATGTAGTCCTTCTCCAGCCCCACCACGACCATCAGTTGTTCTGTATGTCCCTGCGCTGTGCCATGCCATACGGATAAAGAATGGACCATAGTTGCCATAATCAGCAGGCCACCAATCTTGCGAGGTAGTTAGAAGTGTATCAATATCCTTCTTTACTGCATCAAGATCTAAATTGTTAAACTCTTCAGCATAGTTAAAACCATCTGGCATTGGGTCAGACTTTTCTGAATGCTTTCTTAACGGGGACAAGTCTAGTTGATTTGGCCACCAGTCCTTGTTTGTTGTTGCTTCGGTTGTATATGTTTTACCAGTGTATGGACACTTTACTTCACTCATGAGTTCTCTTTCTCTTAAAAATAGGGGGTGTAGTGTTGCAACATAGGCTATATATGTTTCCCGACAAATATAGGCTAACTACACCTTAGTATAATTATAGCATCTCACCTGCAGATTGTAAAGTTATATTGTTTTTCCCACTTTAAAATGTCATTCTCATCATTTAGGAGTGGCTGGCCCTTTATATTTAGGCTAGTATTTAATAGGATTGGCACACCAGTTTCAAGATAAAATTTATTTAAAACCCTGTATAAACCACGATGCTGTTCCCTATTGACTGTTTGAACTCTAGATGTGCCGTCAGCGTGAACAACAGAGGGTATTTTGTCTGGCTGAAGACATTTAACTGTATACTGCATATAAGGGCTTTTAAAGTCCATATCAAACCACTTAGACGCACACTCTTCCAAAACTACTGGAGCAAATGGTCTAAACAATTCTCTTTGCTTAATTAAATTAACTTTGTCTTTAATGTTTGGATCTCTTGGGTCAGCAAGAATAGATCTATTGCCAAGTGCTCTTGGACCATATTCTGCTCTACCTGTTGCTACTGCTACGATTCCATCTTTTAATATGCCGTCGATAATTTTCTGAACAGGATAATCTCCACCAAGATCGTAGCCAAGATATGGTGTTTTCCAGTTTATGTGCTTACCGTACAAAGCAGCGGCGGCACCTAAAGAAGAACCAGCATCACCAGGATTAGGCATAATCCAAACATCTTTAAATATATTCCAAAGCAAGGTGTTAGCAGAAGAGTTAAGAGCACAACCACCCATAAACACAAGGTTTGTTTTACCAGTTATGGAATAAGCCATGTGCATAAACTCGTTTAATCTTTGCTGATATACCATTTGAACTGCTGCTGCTATATCAAATTTATCTTGTTCTGATTCAACATGCCCCCAGTCATGAATTCCTTTATGAAAATTATACTTTTGTTTATGATATGATGGAAAATATTCATCTACTTTTCTATAATACTTTGTCCAATCCCCATACGCAGCCATGCCCATCATAATATATTCTTCTTGGTTTGGCATTAAACCTATTAATTGTGTAAATGCAGAATAAAACAATCCAAAACTTACTGGATAGTTTTGTTTGTATTTTAGTTTAATCTTTTCTCCTTCTCCTACCCATATAGTTGAAGTGTTGTACTCTCCTATAGCATCAAGAACAACTATGACTGCATCGTTAAACTTGCTGGTATAGTATCCTGCAGCAGCGTGTGAATAGTGATGGCTGAAATATTTTATAGGAAGATCCATTGGTATATTCGGTTTCCAGTCTGCACTTCCACCTCTTAAAAATATTCTAGACCTTTTAAGTTGTGGTTTTTCATAGTACGCTATGTGTGTTGGTGTGCCATAATTTAGCATATCTAAATAAATATCTCTGTTGTTATACCAGTCATTTTTTTGTTTGCTATATCTTTCAGCATGTCCTGCAAAAAGAATTTCTCCATCTTTAATTAAAGATATAGATGCATCATGTGATGTTTCATTGATACCAAGAATAATCATTAGTATATAAATTGTTTCTTTTTCTTTTTTCTATTTTTAAAAAATAAAAAAATTTTATAAAAAAACCATCTGATGTTGTTAATCATTAAAAATCTCCTTATATCGCTTTAAAAATTTTTCTGCTATCTGCCTGTTTGTCATTACACCCCAATGACCCATTCCTGTTTTTTTATTAAAGTCTGCAGCAAACATTAGTAACTTATTTTCTATTGATTCATCAAGCAGCGATCTTCTTGATTCTAGGTTAGACTCCCATATTTGTATAATATCTGATGTTCTTAAAAAATTTTTTAATACTTCTTTATCATTATCTTCTAAATATTCATTAATTTTATCAAACTCATCATAGATGCTCCAAATAAATTTAATGTTATTTGATTCACAATATTGTTCTAGCATTTTTATAAACATAAAATTATAAAATAATGTAAACTCTTTTGGAATTACATATGCTGGATCATGAGGAGCCTTAGAAAATTGTGCTATATCGTAATTAAAATATGCCATTGCTGGCACTGCCCATGCTAGTTCATCGGCACTTGATTTTCCACTAACATTTAAAGAACCGTGCGGATGAATAAACTCTTTTGGAATTGCAGGATACTCTAATCTATATAATGGAAATAATGCTAAAACTATTTTTGGATTTCCAATTTCTTTAAAATAATTAAAGGCTTTGTAGACCTGTCCATTTATGCTATCTCCTGCATATGCTATTCTGGAATATTTTTTATTTATTGTTTTACAAAAAATATCTGACCAGGTAAACTCGTTCGGCAATCCAGACCCATATGTTTGAGAACAGCCTAAAATTAAAACTTCATTATCCTTGTTAAATGAATCAGATCTATATCCATGTTCATTTATATAATATGGAACCTTTACTACTGTGTCGTCATCAGAATATATTACTTTATTTAGATCAGAAAATGGTCTATTCATTGCAGATTGAGACAGGCTTCTGTTAAATAAAAATTTATAAAAACTTCTCATTATCTAATTATAGCACCCCTGGCAGGAATCGAACCTGCGACAAACGGATTAGAAGTCCGCTACTCTTCCGCTGAGTTACAGAGGTATTGTTGTGCTACTCTCTGTATCCCCATATTCCAACAAATTTCCTATCTATTGGATTGAACCCACCCGTTACTGCGTGAGCAAGTCTAAAAAGATCTGTAACAACAAGGTCTCCTTTTTGCCATTTATGAACCATTCTTAACTCTTCGTTTGTAATAACTTCATTATTAAACCAACTACAAATATCTTTAAATGTTTTTTCCTCTTGCTCTGTAGGGGTTTTTCCATTTATAGAAACAAGTTTGTTAGTGGCACCATCTAACTTATCTAACCTTAGTCTTATAACTGGCTTATTTGTTATCCAATGATAACCTATTGGCTTATAGTCATCAAATTTTAAATCATTATCAAATTTACCCATGCCAACAACAGAAACATCTAAGAAATTTTTCCATTCATCGCTTAATTTTTCGTACAATTTTGATGAATCAACAAAATAAGTTTTTCCATTTTTATTGTCTGTATTAAAAATTAACATATTCCAAGTGGCAGCAACAATTGGGTTTTTGTAGTAAACATGTTCTATATGCCAAAAAACTACAATATCGTCACCACCTGTTGTTAAAATATCTGCAATTCTGGCATGATCTTCTACATAGTTGTCAACTTCTCCAGAGTTTCTTTCAAAGTTTAACCAACCAATTTTTTCTCCAAAAAACTTATTTATTTCAACATGCTCTTCATGTGTTAAGTTGGCATTTCTAAAAACAATAACGGAGTCTTTTACAAACTTATCTTTATAAAAATTAAAATTGTCTTTAATTTCTTGTATACTTGTAAATTCTAATGGAACTATTTCTATCATTGTTTACCTCCAAAACAATTATATCATGAGCATCTCCAACGGAATTCGAATCCGTGTTGCTGCCGTGAAAGGGCAGAGTCCTAGGCCACTAGACGATGGAGACATGGTAGAGCAGGTAGGACTTGAACCTACGATAACCGAATTATGAGTTCGGGGCCTTGACCAACTTGGCTACTGCTCCTTAGTCTTTCAACCTTCTAAGTATCTCAGAAGTGTTAGGATCTGTCAATATTTGATCTATTGCATCAGACACCTCTGGTCTTATTTCTGGCAAGGTATACAAATCATTTTTCGTAATCTTATGTAATAACTGCCTTAGCCTTTCACAATCATCATGCTTCCACCATGTATAACAGTATAATCTTTCGTCTGCCTCAACCATATTAAGACAAGACCTATACTCCTCAATAATCTGGTCTATAATGACTTTCTGAGCCTTTTTACAGCCATTACAGGGACAAATCCAGTTAGACACCTTGAGCCTTTTTGACTGCTTCAATTACAAGCATTTTCATTCCAAGTGAATTTAGTTTGCCATCAGAAATATCTATTGCTTCTATATCTTCAATAATTTTATCTTTGACAGCCTTAACTACTTTGTGTGTGCCAACGCATTGTGGATACATTGTTGAAAAGCCACATGTACAAAACATACTTATCTCCTTAGTAGACTATTTCTTTTTTAATTACTGCATCAAATATATCGCTTAAGTGTTTTTCTGGAATATCATGGAAATAATACGATCCATCATCTTTAATTCCCCAACCACGCCAACCATCTTCTTCACACCAAAAAGCAGAAGCGGTCTTCATAGAATCTGGATCGTTCAATGTTCTAGTAATTGAATTATGCCAATCTACTTCAGAAAAAATTGCAAGACGAAGTTTTTCCCAAGAAAATATTATTCTAATTATATTATCTAACATTGGCTGTCATACTTTGCAACGATGCGCCCAATATCTCTGTTCTTTTTGCAATTTGTTGGCGTTCAAACTTAGAAAGATATGGCTTATCTTTAAGCCTTTTCTTGTTTTTAGCATAACGCTTTGCTTTATGTTGTGACACTTTATTATTAGTCTTTTTCATATACTAATCATATCATAGCAAACCATTAAGGTCAACTACGATCTCCATCCCATGTGCCTATTTTTGTAGTAGGGATATTATTTTCTTCCCAAAGTTTTATTACATGTGGGTTATCGTCAACTGCATGGGTTACTTCCCATAGTTCGTTTATCTTATTTAAGATATCTTTTTTAACTTCATAATCAGGCCTGTTGTCGTCGTCTGCTCTCATGAATAGTGCATGACTTCTTATATTGTTTTTATGTAACCATAAAGATGTTATTCCACGATACTTTTCTTTTCTTGATGTAACAATAATTACAGAATATTTATCGCTGTAAGAATTGTTTAACATTTCTACAACCTCAGTATTTGGCAGGGCATCAATAGAAGAATAGTGAAATGCATCGTAATCTTTATTACCACCACGAACATGATGCAAGAACGGATCTACATTGGCAAGAGTGCCATCTACATCATAAATATGTGCTAATGGTTTCACTTGTGCTCTTTACTGTGCCTAGACAAGGACTCATTTGCCATGATACCCCACCTAAGTTCCCACTCTTTTTTACATACTGGGCAAACAACTAATCTACTCATAATTAGTTTTGATCTACTTTGTATGTCATTACAAAATAACACGCAACATATCCAGCAATAAATGCAGGGACTAAAAAGAATACGCTTATCATATACTATCTCCTATAATGGTAATTCGTTGACTGGTTCTTTTGACCAATGGATATAAGACTTAACATATACTGCTGCGTATGCGAGTGCAGAAACGATAAAACCATATTGTTTAGTAATAATGGCATAGGTAATCCATAGTGCCTCATTAAAAAGCAATACATTCCATCCCCACTTATCTTTGCGACCAACAAAGTATATGCCTGCTACGCCTATAACAGCCAACACCCATGAGCCGTATGTATATATTAGTTCTTCCATATTTCAAGTATACCTTACTGTGATTGGTTTGTCAATTATCTCTACCCTTGGTCTTAAACCAAGAGCCAATTGTGCCATTTAAAACTTTGTTTCTTAATACTTCGGCAAATGTCCCATGAGGGATTTCTGAGCCTAGATATTCTTGTCCTGTTTCAAGGTCTATCAGTTTCCATTTGGCTGGAGCCTTTGTGTGAATAATTAAATCAATAGGCTTATCATATGAATCAACTTGCGATCCATCTTTCAGTATTCTTTTATTCATTTTCTCCCTTTACTAGGATACAAATTCGACGGAAAGATGATCGAGGCAAACATCGCCCACAATGTATTCGGCGTTTTTTAGCACAACATCGTAATACTGTGCTTCATTGTCGCAAAAATGACACTTTGATTTTTCCATATCTAGATTATATCATGCTTTAAAGTTCGGCGGAAAATAGAAAAGAAAACCTACTTATGCCCTACAAGGGCACTATCGGTTACTTTTTCATGTGTTGGCCAATAATATTTACATGGGAGTTTGCGTTCAGGACAGCAAGGGGAGTTAAAGAAACTATTAACATGTGGTTGAAACCTTGCATAGTACAATGGATCTTTGTTAAACAAACTAACTCTGTGTGTAGTAGTAACTCTAGAAAGTTTCTCGTTATCAAACCAAAATGACGGAGCATCGCTACCCCAATCATCCCAACACTGATCTTTAAGTCTATTAAGGTTTGCCTCATTGTTCTCTGTCTTAATGCCACGAGACTTGGCTTCTACAATCATAGCCTGGACATACGCCCATAGGCCACGCTCAAAGCCACGCCACATCAATACTGCTGGATGATTACGCCATCCACCTGTAGGCGACTTGCCAGATAGAACATTGAGAATTTGGTAGCACTCTAGGATTTGCTTGTTAAGGCGCTTTGAGTCTAGGATTTGGGCAGACTGCGTAAAGTCTTGAGATGGTAGGAAAGTTTGCATACTACTAGTATGACAGGTTTATGGTTATATGTCAAGCAAGGATGGCTGCGATTACAGTTACTGCAATAAATATGCCAAATAAAACTGTTAAGGCTTTTATGCTTTTTTCTATTTTTTCTTCGTTCATATATTAATTATACACTAACCCATACTGGGTTCCCAAACAAGATTACATTTTGTACAAACAATGCCCTGTTTTCTCATATACCATGTATGCTTACATTCCATTTTATAAGTATGTGTCTTGTATCCTTTTTTCTTTTGCTGTTGTCTAAATTTACCATTAGGATCATGAACATGACAAAATCCGTTAGTTCTCCAAGGATCAACACCGATTGGACATGGCTTTTTCTTTTTTGTTATAGCCTTACATGCTTTCTGCATATATCCAATTATCCCTTATTTGGCAGGGTATGTCAAGTATAATAGAACTATGACCCTATTGTATATACTCTATAGCCCTATATATAAGGCCGTCAAGGTAGGTATATCAGATGTCTCAGGTAGAAGGTTTGCAAGCCATAGGACCAAGGGTTGGATACTTATCAAGTATTGGGCATTTTCTCGGCGGGATCAAGCAAGAGCCGTAGAAACCCTAGTACTAAACACACTAAGAGATAAACATGGACATTTCCTGGATAAGGACGATATGCCCCAAGGTGGTTATACAGAGACATTTGATGCCTCAAAGATAACTCGTAAGGGTTTGATCCGTATGGTCAATAGGGCTATAAAGGAGTGTTCGTAATCTTTATTTGCCCTGCGATTTTGTGATAGACTAGATACATGGATCCCAAATTATGTAATGCCAGTCCTCAAGGCATAGGCCATGCTGGAGAGTATGGAAAGATAGGGTTTTGTAGGTGTGGTAGGTTTATCTCACATGAGGCCAAGAATAGGTGTGAGGTTTTAGATACTGCTCAGACTAAGGAATATCTACCCAAACCAGATGACTGCCAATGTATGGCTACAAATTGTCCTTGTGGAGAGTTTTTATCTCATAGTGTATTTGATCCATGTACAGTCCAAAAATCTATAGATTAGGGCTTAGGTGGTTTTCGTTTAAAAAGTCTACATAATTCATTTCTTGGCCATAATAGTTGACTGTGTGCTTTTTGTATGCAAACCTTGTTTTATAAGTCATATCATGAAATGCAGCATCGAATAGTTGAGATACGGTATATCGATATGGTCGATAGACAATGTCTACAAATGATTCAAATGCATGTGTGGGGGTTGGGTTTGCTTTTCCGTCTCCCTTTTTTATTGCATCTACTACAAGTTTCATAGTAGGGGAATTGGCTTTTGCCAGAAAGTTGTGAGTGTTACCGATTCTTCTATTCTTTGGTACTGTAATGATTTCTGGATTACCCCCGATAGTTTCTATCATGTAGTCTAGAGGTTTATGACAGACAGAGTCCATATCTGCATAGCATCCACCCTCTTCATAGGTTACGATAAATCTCCAGATATCTGATTGAACTACAGGAAGCCTGTATTTATATATTTCATAGATTTCTGGATACTGACGAACCTTCTCATCTCTTTGGACTTGATCCACATACCTATACTCCCATCCAGGGTTAAGGTTTACCCATGTTGCTGCTATTTGGTTTAGGTGGTGTGGTAGCCATTCTTTCTTGTGGTTGTGGGTTTGCCAGATAATCTTAGGAAATGAATGAGACATGTATTGATTATAGCAGTATATTATTCTTCAAAGGATGATTGCTCTTGAAACAATTTATCTTCGCAGTTGGGGCATAAAGACTTGGTATCGTAATCTCTTTCGAAGATTACCCCACACTTATAGCATAGTATTCTAATCATAATACCACCATTGTATCATAGTTATCCACAGGTTTATCCACAGAAAAATGTTACTGATAATATTATTAGATAGGGTTAAAGTGGAGTGAAGTGGAGAATAGTGGAGTAGGGAGCGCTTACCATAGATGGCTCGTAATGTCAAATCGAAAAACCTTCATATCCCAAACCTTCAAACCTTTGTACCACATATGCCCGATATTGTCAAACCATCATATCCCGATATAAGGTTTGGGCATTATACATGCAAAATAGTGGTTTGTCAAGTGTCTTATATGCATGAAATTGCCCATAAAAATCTACCAAAACCAGGGGAAAATTTGCCAATATCGTAATGTTTTTTAACAAAACTTTATAAAATATATAGGAAACCAGGAGAAAAGGTTTGTTATTCTATAAGGGGTAGGATTGCTACTCTTTATCCCCCGCATTTTCGAGCGGGATCGGATAAGGTGCGGGGCTGCCCGCTTGATCGGCGTTTTTGGCGGGGGATTTAGAAGGAAAGAAAACCTTAAGGGTAACAATAGAATACAACATACCTGTTATAGTATTCATGTCTTCAGTAAATTGATCATATTCTCTTTTAGAGTCATGCCTATGAGACTTCTGGCTATAAAGGTTTGCAAAGTGTCTTGGCATATATAAATTATACACCTTGTTTGACAAACCTGGATATCTGTGATACAAGGTTTGGGGATATAAAGGTTTGGATCGTAATGTTCAGCAGGGGGAAAGTTTTAGGGGTTCGTAATGTCTTTTCGTAATAAGGTTTGATGGTTTGACAAATACCCAAAAGTATGGCACGTGCGGTTTTACGACTCTTCTTCCTCCAGAAGGTCGGTGATATCTTCAAACCCCGTATCCTCAATACCTAAGCCCTCTAGCAATAAGAACCAGGACTCGTTGATATACTGCTCTAGTGTGGGAGTACTATTAATTATACCCTCGGCAAATGCAAAAGCAAGCGGCAGCCCCAAGTCATTGTACTCAAAGAAATCTGACAACTCATCATCTGTTTTATAGTTTAACCAAAGTTGTCCCAGAATTAGTGCTCTGTTCTCAAAAGTTGTTGGTTGCATAGTTGGTCCCCTCCTTGGTTTCCTTTGCTGACTCTGCTATTACCTGTAAACGATTATACACCACATAAGGCTGTGACTGTGCCAAGTATTGTCCCACTAGTTCTAAATCTACTCTGAGGTCAGAAATCTCGTTACCAAGTTTGTTGGCAACTTTTTCCTCTGCTGTTAGTGTTCGTCTTATACGCATAGTCCTCCTCCATTATCATTGTACCAAAAGTTGGTGGAAAGGGCAACCCCACGCTGCCCCCTCCACCCAAGATCTAGGTGACCCATACCTAGACCTTCGCAACAGAATTCGTGTAATATGAGATAAAGTCCTCAATGTTGTGCCAGTCTTCACCGCTGCCGACGGTCATATCAGTTAAATCAATTGTGATTGGGTGGTCCAGAAACCCTTGGTCCGACGGGTCCATTGCAGTAATGCCGTACCCAGTCTCTTCCAGGATTGAGTCTTGGATGATGTAACTGATTGCCATTCTAGTAGCATATGGGATATCTCCCATTTGCAGCCTAGGACGAGCATGCTGCAGGGCTGCTGCAAGCAACTCATGCATATGGTCCTCATCCCAGTGGCTGTACAAGGCCACAGCATGGTCCTCTGATTGTTTAAATACGAAGTTGCAACGGGCTCCCATTAGTCTAGGTCCTCACCTTCAAAAACAATAACAACCTTGACAATTCGGTTGTCGTCATTGTATTGGGCATAGACAGGATAAACTCCGTCACCATAGCCTGTGTTGAATACAACTGATGAACCTGAACCTAACTCGCCAGCGTTTTGTGAAATGGTAGTAGCACAAGCACCAAGATAAGAATACTCACCTTGCTTGCCGTCTAACTCAAATGGTTCGCCTTCGTTGGTTTTCCATTGGTCGAGATAGCATGGGTCGCCTACCATAGCCTGACCGCTATCTACAGAAAATGAACCTACTAACTGTAGGTCGTCTAATACATACTTCATTGGGTCTCCTTTGTTGGTTTATTCTATTATCTCATTAGGCACGGACATTGTCAAGTCTGTGCTCAGGTAGGTGTTCTTTATCTAGATATACTTTGTGAATCTCACAATCTGAGACACAATCTAGGTCCGCTTCACCCATGTAGTGACACTCATTACAAATCTCACCACAGTCATTCTCACAATATTCAAGGGTATTCAATGAGTCACAATCTCTACATTTATTATCGTATGACTCTTCCTCTGTAGCAATGCCATTATTGAAATTGATAGAGCCACCCCAACCTGTTTCTTCCTCATAGGATAGATTCATCTCTAGGCTAGGATATTGCTCTGATAGTTTAGTTATAGCCTCAGTAGGTGGAGACCAAGCGGTATTGAATTTATACCCCAAAACCGTAGTGCTCTCCTCATATAACTCAGTATCAGGATATTCTTCTCCGTCTCTAACAGCAACATCCCATTTGGTTCCCCAGTTACGAACATTCCAGTCGTACCAATGATTACCCTTGAACATAAGGGCTTCCTCTAAAGGCATGCTATGGTCAGGTTGCTTGATGTATTCCTCGTCAGATATACCGTCTTGTCTATGATTATATATATTATGAAATGCAAACACAGGACTAGAGTAAGTAGTTTGAGATACTTCCATTTGTCCAGTTGCAGGATTCCATGAATCATGGTCTTTTGCGAATGGCTTATTGAGTTGTCTTTTGATATCTGCAATCAGGGTTTCGTCACCTGAAATGTCAAGATAGTTGTAGCACCAGTTTGGCACAGGGGGTCCTTTCTATTGGGTCGTAATGCAATTTTAGCAGAATCGGGAAAATAAATCAAGCCTTCTTAATATGATTTCGTAAATCTGTTTAGATCTATGCCGCTCATTGCTTGCTTCTTCGCTCCGAGATTGCAAAGGCCAGAGCATAGGTCAAACCATAAACATGAGACAGTGCGTCACACTGGCCTTCCCAGTACTTCCGCTCCATAGATTCCATGGCGTCGCTGTAGTCATTCTCTTCCTCAATGCGTTGGGCCTCAATCAATTCATTTTCAGCCTCATACATAAGGTTTTTGAGTTCACCGTGGAGAATATCAGTGCCTGATTCCCCTAGGTCGATTAGTTTCTGCAGTCTTGGTTCTAGTTCTGTTGTATTCATCATCCAAGTATATCCTCTACCACTGACAAAATATGGCGGGTAGCAAGAACCTGTCCACTCATATGATTATACTCAAAGTCCAACTCATTATAATCCTTAGAGGCAGGGTCAAGTGCTTCCATTTCACTAGAGATTTGCTCTAGGTCCTGCTCTAGGCTGATGATATGTATCTTTATATATTCTTTTATGTGATTAGTTCTATTGATATATTCTGATTCCATTATTCCCCCCAGTATTGCATGATAGTATTCATAGTGTTATGTAGGTGGCAGTCACAGGGCTCTCCACCCATGTTCTCCTCAAATTCAAAGTGCGATAGGTTGTCCTCATAGATTTCTGTCACCAGTTCATCTATGGTGTATGGTTTGTATGTTTGGGTCATGTATAAATTATGGCAGAAAATCAGGGAAATGTCAACTCTATCGTAATTGTTTTTGGTTTTGATATTTTTGGGGATTTATTTCGTTCTTCGTAATTTAATTTAAGATTGA